CTTTGCCACCGATATTCACTTGCACATCCCACATCGCCGACAGCGCGCGCGGATCGACCGGCACCCATTTGCCGCGGATCGACAAAACATTCGGCCTGTCCTGGTGTTTCGCCATCAAGCGCAGCAGCCCGATATAGAGCGGCGCCAAGCCGGTTTCCGCCAGGGTGCGGGCGATCATGTCGAGGCGGTCTTGCGCCGCGCCGGTCTGCGCATCGACCGCGAGCGGCGTGGTCGATTGCAGCGATTCCGCGGTCAACCCCTGCGAGGTGCGGGTGATGCCGGTGCGGCCTTCGCGCACCGCGTCGAGCTGTTGCATCACCGTCAGCGCCGCGTCGCCGATGAACGGTTTCGACAGTTCTTGCACCGCACCCTGCTGCGACATGCGGATAATCGAGCCAATCGCGGTTTGCCTGACATCCTCAAGATTGACCTGGCCGACAACGACGGTGGTGCGCGGGAAAATCGACTGCGACAGCGCATCGAGCACCGCCCGCATGACCTTGGTTTGCGTGCGCTGCAAGTCCATCACCATGTCGGCCTGGCTGTAGCCGACGATGCGCCCAGGCTCGCGATACGGCGTCATCGCCGAAAGCGGCACCTCATCGGTGCGATCCCAACGGACCAGTTTGGGCGAACTGCCGAGCGCGTGCGTGTGGATCAATTCGGCGACGTTATCGCCATCGGTATCGAGCCGGCACCAGCCTTCGACGTAGCGCACCAGCTTCATCGCGCGGTTTTCGCCCGGCATGTTCACCCGCCAGGCGTTACCGCTGCGCGGATCGCGCGACACCATTTCGCGGCGCAGCCGCGGCGATATCGATTCGATGGTCGCCGCCTTCATCACTTCATCTTCCGGCAATCCGGCGGCGATCAAGTCCGAGGCCGGCAGGTCGCGCACGTGAAACACCGCGCGCGCCGTCTCCACCTGGTCGGCGTCGGCCACCGACCAGACGCAGGCCGGATCGATGCTTTCAACGATCGGCCAGGCGCGCGCCGCGGCGCGGGTGATGCGGGCGCTGTACAGCACCGGCGGGCCGCCGGCCTGGAAATACGCCATCCCCTCGGGCGTCGCGCTGACCGCGCGCTGTTCGTTCGGCAGCATCGGCCGCTTGACGATGCGCTGCGCGGTGATGCCCGGCTCTTGCAGCAGTGCCTGCAGTTGCGGCGCCAGTAAACGGTCGCAATCTTCAACGCGTTGCGCGCGCCGTTCGCCCCACTTCCAGCGGATCCAGCCGACTTTGCGCGTCAACGCGTTGAGGATCGCGTCATGCAGCACGATCCACCCCTTGTTGGCGGTGAACAGCGCCCAATTCGAGTACGCCGTGGCCTGACGGGCGAGCTCGGCATGCAGTTCGCCGAGCTGTTCGTTATCGCTCACCGTCGGCACGAATTCGCAGGGGTTTTCCACCGCGGTAAACACCCGCAACAGGCTCGGCAGGGTGGCGCGGATGGTATCGCGCACCACGGTCATCACCAGATGCGAGCGGCCGGGTTCTTCGTCGCCGAGCGGGCGGCCGCGATAGTAGTCCGACGCCAGAATCCGATCATTGGCCAGCGCCACGTCGTAATTCCGTGCGGCGTTGAAATACGCCAGCATCGAGCTCTGCACTTCGGCGTCGGTGACCGCCAAGCGGTCGAACACGATTTCCTGTTGCCACGGCACGCCGGCCGGCGCGACGAATGGCTGCAGCCCGGCGGCGTAGTCCTGCAGCGGCCCGGGCAGATCGAACGCATCCGGCATCACCAGCCGCGCGGTCGATGCGGTGCTCAGACTCAATTGCCCGGCCAGCATGATGTTGCGTGGCGCGTGGTAGGCCGGCGGGGGCGCCAGTGCGCTCAGATCGAGCGAGGTCGGCGACAGCAAGCCGCCCGGGGGCGGCTGCGCCAGCGGCGGAATGAAAGCGGTGCCGCTCATGTCATCGATGCTCCCGCTACCATTGCCCGCTGGCGTCCTGTCCGGCACCGCCGCCCGAGGCGCCTGCGCCACCGCCGCCGGATCCCATTTCGCCCTCGCCACCGCCATAGCCACCGGCCCAGCCGCCACCGCGATTGCCGCCGCGCATCTGCCGCCAGAATTCATCTTCGGCGGCCTGCGGCGTGACGCCGGGCGCGGTGATGGTGCCTTGCGCGAGCTGCGCCAGGTGGTCCTGCACCAGCCGTGGATCGTTCCACAGCGGAAAGCCCGCCGAGCCGAGCAGCCCGAGCTTGGCCGGATCGCTGGTGCCGTAGGCGTTCTGATTCATTCCCGTAACCCAGGCGTTGGTCGCGCTCATCGGATCGGTGGGTGCGGCCGGCGTTGGAGTCACCGTGCCGGGCGGGGTGCCAAGCTGATGCGTGCCGAGCAACGACAGCGTGGCCGAGGCTTGCGGATCGGGGAACGGCGTCAGCAGTCCGGGTAACGCCACGTTATGGCTCCCACATCCCGGCGCCGAATTTAGTGCGACCGGCGTCATCGACCGGCGGATCCGGCGGGATTTCCGGCGGCGGATCCGGCGGATAGGCCGCATCGTCGTGCACGCAGATGATCGAGCCGGCGATGTCCGGCAGCCGCATACCACCGATCCAGCCGCCGCCGTGGCTGAAACCGACACGCTGCCAGTAGTCGGTGAAATACTGGTTGAGGATGTAGGTGCCGTTGCAGCGCCGCCAGTTGTCATTCGGCGGATCGGCTTCTGCCAGTACCGTGCCGGCGATCGAACCTGCCATGTCATGCCTCCCGGGCCGGCGTCTTGCGCCATTCGTAGAGATTTTCCCGTCGCCAGGCTTCGCCCTCGGCGGCCAGCGCGCGGGCTTCCTCGACCTGTGCCGAGTCAACCTCGGGCCGGTCGCCCGAGCGGATCGCCGCCTCGCGCTCATCGGCCCAGGCGCGCACGAATTTGCCGAAACTCGGATCCCGCGCCAGCAGCTCGAAAACCGGCTCGCCGTCCATCGCCCGATCGAGGCAGGAGAACAGTCCGCGTTTACCCGGCATGCGCCAATGCTCCCGTATCACCATTGCGCCGCTCGCCGGCGGTCACCGCGAGCTTTTCGCGATGCAGCCGCAGATGAAAAACCGCCTGATCGAACGCGGTGCGCGCCAACGCCACGTGCGGCGTGCCGCCGGGCTGCGCGTCGCAGAAGGCTTGCAGCGTGTTGCGCAGCGCGGTGAGTTGTTCGTCGTTCATTACCACCATCCGACGCGCGGGCCGCCGAAGAACGCCAGCACCAGCAGCACGATCAGCAGTATCCACACGAGGCCATACGGCCCGGTGCCGTAGCCGGCGCGCCAGCCATATCCGCCGCCGGCAAGCAGCAGCACCAACACGATGATGAGGATGAGCGTCATTGTGTGATGACCTCAAGGACGACCACGCCGGGCGGCAGATTGACGGTTATCTCGCGCACGTCATCGCTGGTGGCGACCGCAGCCGCGCTGGCCAGCGGCTCGAACACGGTGATGCGTTTGGCCGTGGCGAAACGCAGCGTGACCTGCACCGCCGCGCCCTGGCCGACATCCTCGGCCGCGTGCCAGAGCGGCAGCAGAAACCGCCCGTTGCTCGCCTGGTAGCAGTCCCAGTCCGTCGCCGGGGTGAGGCCGCTCACCTCTACGTCGAGCTTGCCCGGCTCGAATGTGCGCCGATCGTCGCCATGGTCGGCACAGATGGCACAGAGGCTCTGCAGCGCCACCGCGGTCTGCCGTGGATTGCTGGCGTGTTCTTTGGGAAACAGCCCGCATTCATAGGTGCTGCCATAGTCGAACAGCGCATACCACCAGACCCCGGTCGCGCCGCACTTGGCGGTGTAGAGCAGCGTGGTCAGCGTGTAGAAGGCATCGCGCGGCTCAGTTGATTTGAACGCCGGGATCGGTTCCTCTCGGCGGTGCAGCCGCCCCGCCAGCCGCGCTATGTTGCGCTTTATCGCCAGAGTCCCCGCCGCGTAGAGCGTCGGGTGGAACTCGGTCAGACCGATCTGGTGGTGGGCGTAGGCGGTCCACAGGCCGCCGATGTATTCGCCGACGCTGTAGCCGGTGTTGGGGACGCAGGGGGCGTGCGGGGGATAATAATGGCCGTTTCCCCAGTCCATGGTGCCATTGATGCGGTCCATGTCCGCCTGGGTCTTGAAGTAGCCTTTGGTTGGGACAATCCACCCCTCCGGATGAGGTGTGCCTGCAACAATGCTTGGGCCAAATACGATCTGGCGATCTCGCGCACCACTCCACACCGCATCCTGGATAGCCTTCGTCGTCTCGACCGGAATCGTTCCACTTCCGAAGTCCGTGTTGGCTTCGTTGATTCCCTCGACCCACTTTACGCCGCAGGCCGGGTCATCGGCCAGTGACAGCATCGTGGGAACATCGTCAACGCCGCCGTTGGCGGCAACGCAGAGTGCCACTTCCGTCCCTGGCAGGGCGTTAACGATCTGTGACAGCCATGGCCGCTGCATGCCTTCCCGGCCGCTGTAGTGATACTCGCGCAAACGGAAGGCAAAACCGCTGTCACCGAGCATGAACTGCAGCGCGTCGATCACGCTGTCGGGCTGGTAGTTCGCCGGCCACGAGCCCCAGAGGTTGCCGCCGTCCATGCTGCTGAAGGTATTGACACCGAAACTTTCGATCAGCTTGGCGATGCGCTTGGCCTGCACGCCCTCGGTGATCGGCTCCGGCGGATCCGGTGGGTCCGGCGGCACCGGCACGGGCGCGCCTTCCTCCAGCGCGGACACGCGTGCCGCCAGCGCGGTGAAGTCATCCATCGTGGGCACCGTGATCCCGCTCATGGCATTGGCCTTCCCAGAAACCTGCCCACGCGCTGCATCGAGGCGCGCAGCGCACGCTCGGCCTGCCGTGCCGCTTCCGGCATCAGCCATGCCGGCAGCCCGCGATTCTGCCGCGGCTGGAACGGCACGCGGTGACCGCGCGCCCAATAAACAACGAAAGCTGCGTTCTCACCGGTCCGCCGCGCCGCCGACGACATGGTGACGCCCTCGACCGCCATGCGCTGCAGCGCGCGCAGCGCGCCAATGGTGACCCGATGCGTCACTCGGTCCCGGCGATCACCCGGCGCACCGGGGTTTTGCTGTGCAGCATCGATCCCATGCCGAGTTGCAACGCCATGCCGGCGGGGGCGAAGGTCAAAGTCAGCGCATCAGCACTATCGGGGCTGGCGATGCCACGGCTGCGAAGCTGCGCCTTCGACTCAACCTGCAAGCGGCCGTCCGACATGAAGGTGGCGCGTGGCGAGGTCAGATCCTGGCGCAGCTTGTCATCGCGCGGCATCGCCACCTGGCGCGATTCCAGCCATTCGCGCGCCTGATACCAGAGCTGATCGCGCATCCGCACGAAACGCCCGTTGACGCTGGGAATTTCGCCGACATTGAGCCCGAGCACCGGCAGATCCTGTTCGGTCAGGCGATCGACCACCCCGGCACCGATCCCTATCACGTCGATGACGATCAGGCCGGGCCGCGCGCCATGCGGCAGCCGGTCGAATTCCGCCTTGATGACGCCGGCGAGCGCCATGGTATCGAGCCCGTTCCATCGCCGTGGCATTTCGGTGATTTGGTTGCCGCGACGCTTGATCAGCACGCTTTCGGCCGAACCGAACCGCGCCACATCGACACCCCAGATTTCCGCCACCGAGGCATCGATCAAAATGGTGCGTTCCATCGCGCTATCGACCAGATCGGCCGGGATCAGCGTATCGGCATCGGCCAGCGGGAATTCGCCGAGCACGCGCACCCGGTAGGCGTTCGAATCTTCGCCGTAACGATTGGCGATTTCATCGATGAAATCCCGGCTCACCCGCGGGCTGTCGAGGCACGACACGCGCATGGTGTACCAGCGGTCGCGTTCCAGGTTGTGCACGCGCCACATGAAGCCGGTCGCCCGCGTCGGATTGCCGCACAGCAGCGTGCAGGCGCCGGGCGTGCTCATCGAACCGCCGGCCGCCTCGAACGTCGCATCCGACACGCCCGAGGCTTCATCGACCACCAGCAGCAGATTTTCCGAGTGCAGCCCTTGCAGCGATTCGGGGTTGTCCTGGCGGCTGGTGCGGGCGGTGATAAAGCAGTTATCCGGATTGGATTTCAGCTTGATGCGGTCGCTGTCCACGTCGAACAGATCGGCCCAGCCGGGCGGCAACAGCCGGAACGTGCTGCGCACGTCGCCCATCAGCGCGTCGTGCAATTGCGGCGCCGACGGCGCGGTGACGCCGACCTTGAACGGCGCACGGGTGCAGCAGAACCAGCAGATCGTGCTGGCCAGCCAGATGCCTTTGCCGACGCCGTGGCCGCTGCGAATGGCGATGCGGGTATGGCCATGCGCCAGGGCGCGATTGGCCTGTTCCTGCCAGGGATCCGGCTTGCGGCCGAGCACCTCGCGCCAGAACGCATTCGGCGCGCGGCCATAGTGATCGACGCAGATCGACCACGGATCGCCGCTATCGGCAATGAGCTCGGCGACCGGGGTGTAGCCGTCAGGCATCCGGCGGCCACCGGATGATCTTGAGTTCGATCAGGAAGCATCCAGCCGGATGATTGGCGAGGCAGAGCACACCGGCCGTTTCACGATCGGGCGCAACACGCAGATCGCTCAGCAATTCGCCGACGCGGATCGCCGTGAGGCCGACGAGGTTTTGCCGCTGCTCGCGTTGTTCCGCCGTCTCGGGGCTCATCACGCCGCGGCCTTGCCGTAGCAGCGGCGGCTGCATTCCGCGCAGTACGGCCCGAGCCGCGTGCTGCCGGCGCGGTTCGGCACGCGCGGTGCATCGCAGATGCGCCATGGCCGTTCGGAAATCGGAAACTGGCAGCCGGTGCCGGGCATGCTGACCACCTTGATCGGCGTC